GGCAACGTGGATCGCGACGAACCTTGAAGTGGCCGGGTCGCAATATCTCGCAGGCTTCGAGCGCAGCGGCACGCGCTACGTGATCCGCACCTTCGACGCCACCGAGATGTCTGGCATCCTGCCGCTTCTGGACACGCTGATCGCCGCGCTTGGCGACTGACCGGGAGGGCCTGACCCATGGCCCATAGATACTGGAGAGTCAGGCTCTTTGCGGATGCCGACTACAACAGTCCCGACACACACGGCGCTATCGCAAAAGTGGAAATGCGCGCCACGTCTGGCGGCGCGGATGTCGCAACTGCCGCGAACGGGATTTACAGCGGCGACTATTTCTCTACTGGCAACGCACCGTTCGACTACAGTAACTATTATGGCTTTTACCACGGCACCTATCTCGGGATGGGCACCGAGATTACAGTGGGGCAGGATTTTGGTGCGGCCCAAACCATTGATGAAATTCATCTAAAATGGGGGGCGAGCTACCCAGCCGAAGAAGTCCGAGTCGAGCATTCGGACGATGGCATAAACTGGACGACCGCCCTTACCGACACATCGCTTGCGAGCAGCGCAAATTATTTCGATGATTTAACTCTCACCGGCCTCGATACTGGTGGGGGCGGTGGCGGTGTCACGGGCACCATGGCGGCGCAGGAGAGCGGCAGCGACACCGCCAGCGCGTCGGGCACGGTCCAGAACCCTCCGCATAGATATTGCCGCGTCCAGGTCTATCAGGCCGATGGCGCAATCCGGGTTAGCAACATCGACATGCGCGCCACCTCCGGTGGCGCCATCATTAACACGAACTCAGCTTCCGGCTTCTACGAGAATATCTCGGGCGGAGCCACCGGCCTCAACCCCGATCAAGTCGCGGTGTCGGGGAGCGCCACTGACTCGTTGGAACAGGCTCTGCGACACTAACCTTCACGGGGCTGTCAGCCGCTGGCGGCGGCGGTGGCGGTGTCACGGGCACGCTGTCCGTGCAGGAAAGCGGCAGCGACACCTTCTCCGGCTCCGGCTCCATCCCGAACACCGGCACCATGGCTCCGCAGGAGGCGGGGTTGGACACCCTGGCCGCAAGCGGCACTGTCGCGAACACCGGCACGATGGCCGCGCAGGAGACAGGCGCGGACACCTTTGCTGCCACGGGCTTCGTGGGCGATCCGCCCGCAACGGGCACGCTGACCGTCCAAGAAACGGGCGTGGACACCTTCGCAGGCGCGGGCGTCGTTCCCAACACCGGCACCATGGCCCCGCAAGAGGGCGGGACAGATACGTTCGCCTCCACCGCCTCGAACCCTGTCGCGGGCACGCTGTCCGTGCAGGAGAGCGGCTCCGACACCTTTGCGGGCACGGGCGGACAGACGCCTTCCTCCACCGGCACCCTCTCGGTGCAGGAGGCCGGGGGCGACGACGCGACCTTCTACGGCATCGTCAACACGCCACCCACCGGGTCGAGCGGGGGCGGCGGGGCGCGCTATTGGGCCGCGCGCATGGAGGCCGATTCCGTCAACCAGCGGCAGGTGATTTCGGAAGTCACGATCAGCGAAAGTGCTGGCGGGACCGATCTCGGCACGACGACAAATGCCTCCGTGGCAAGAATTTCTTTTGGCTCCGTAGCCAACCTGCACGACGACGATACCGCCACCGAGCTTCAAATGCGCCCGGAACTCGACACGGCGAATGGCTGGATCGAATGGGACTTCGGCACTGCGAAGGCGGTCAGGGAAGTCACCATCCGGGCGTCGAACAACGGCTACCAGTCCCGGTCGCTGGTGCGCTCGCCGCGCAGGATGCGGGGGCAGATACCTTCGCCGCGTCTGGCGTTGTCCCGGTCGCTGGCGCGCTTGCCGCGCAGGATGCGGGGGCAGATACCTTCGCCGCGTCTGGCGTTGTCCCGGTCGCTGGCGCGCTCGCCGCGCAGGAGGTCGGGGCAGATACCGCGAGCTTCACTGGCACCGTGGCATGGCCGGGGCTTACCGGCACCCTCGCCGCACAGGAAACCGGATCTGATGCCGCATCGGCGTCGGGTGCGGTCGCTGTCACAGGCTCGCTCGGGGCGCAGGAGATCGGGGCCGACACGTTCTCCGCCACCGGCGCGGTGGATTATCAGGGCATCACCGGGACGCTGGCGGTCACGGAAACCGGCGCGGATACCGCCGCAGCCTCGGGGTCTGTCGAAGTCTCCGGCGCGCTGGCTGCGCAAGAGACCGGCGCGGACACGCTGACCGCCGCAGGCGCGATTGAAGTCTCAGGTGCGCTCTCTGTCGCTGAAACCGGGGCCGACACCGCCGCGTTCGCAGGCGGCCCGGTCGTCTCCGGCGCGCTCTCCGTCCAAGAGACAGGGCAGGACACCGCCGCCGCCTCGGGCACGGTTCCGGTTGCCGGAGCGCTGACGGCACAAGAGACGGGGGCCGACCTGTTTTCCATCTCCGGCACGGTGCTGGTCTCCGGCGCGATGTCGGTGCAGGAGACCGGCGCGGACACGTTCGCAGCCACCGGCCTTATCGACTACGTGGGGATCGCGGGCGCTCTGAACGTCCGGGAGACGGGCGACGACACGTTCGCGGCCTCCGGCACGGTTTCCCTGTCCGGCAGCATGGCCACGCAGGAAGTGGGACCGGACACCCTTGCGGCCTCTGGTGCGGTCCCGGTGGTGGGCGACCTTGCCGCCCAAGAGACTGGCTCTGACACCGCGTCCGGGGCCGGGGCCGTCGCGTGGCCCGAAATCACCGGCACCTTGGCAGCACAGGAGGCCGGATCCGACACGGCCTCGGCCTCCGGCGTTGTGCCTGTCACGGGCGCCCTGGTCGCGCAGGAAACGGGCGCCGACACGTTCGCGGGCACAGGTTCCGCCTTTGAGGTCATCTCTGGCGCACTGGCGGCACAGGAGTCCGGCGAGGATGCGCTCGTCGCTTCTGGTTCGGTCGAAATCTCTGGCACGCTGGCGGCACAGGAGTCTGGGGCAGACACGATGTCTGCATCCGGCAGCGTGCAGCTGGTTGAATCGACCGGCACAATGGCAGCACAGGAGTCTGGTGCAGACGTCATGTCTGTGTCTGGCGCTATCGCCATCCTGGGCAGCTTTGACGCACAGGAAACCGGGTTCGATCAGTTCTTCGTAGACGGCGGACCCGTCGTGACCGGCGCCATGGCGGCGCAAGAAGAAGGGTGGGACACCATGACCTCCACCTACCCTGGCCTCATCACAACGTGGCACATCACGCACCCTAACGTGCCCATCTAGGTTTCGATCTCCAGCCATCTCCTGATCACGCTGAGTGGGCGGCTCAACTTCGTGGCGATCGTCTTCGGGTCCATCCCGAGGATAGCCATGTCCTTGGCCCGTTGCTTGGAACTGCGGCTGGCCACCACGATACGCTCGTCTGTCTCGTCATGTGCCGCGTACCCGATCCACTGCACATCATCGTGCTCGTCCGAGGGGTCGCGCACTTTGCCGTATCGGATCTCGCTGACCATGAAGAGGCGGAAACCCTCTGGGCACTTCTTCCTCAGCATGGGCCAGACAGGATGCTCGTGCTCCCCGTCATAGACGCCACCGATCATCTTGGCATGGTCCTTGTCCTCGACCACAGAAGCGACCCTGATCTGGGTTTCCAGCATGGTGAGCTGGTTCGATGAGCCAGCCTCCCGGCCGATCCCGCTATCGCCAGGCTTGTTTGCGTGATGCACCATGACGCAGGCCATGCCAGCGTTACGGATCTGGCCAGCCAGTTTATTGACGACAGCCCACTCCTGCGCGTCGTTCTCCTTCATGCCTGGATAGGCAGACCGCACGGTGTCGAGAACTACGACGTCTGGCTTGATGTCTTCGATCCAGCCCTGCAGCTCCTTGAGGCCCTCAGCTTTGCGCAGGTTCATCTCCCCACCGCCGACAAAAGGTGTCCAGATGTGCAAGCGCTCGCCCGCATCTCCGTGCGTGGAGCGCAGCTCGATGAGACGTCTGCCGAGCGTGCTGGCCCCGTTCTCCCAGTCGCAATAGAGAACCTTGCCGGGGCGGTAGATCTCGAACGGGCCAAAGTTTCGACGACCAGAGGCCAGTGCTGTGAGGGCGTGTTGAAGGAAGAGACTCTTCCCGTGGCCAGAGTAGCCGTAGACCTGCACGATGGTAGACGGCGGCAGCCACGGCTCGATCAGGAACTCACGCCCCTTGGCCTTGTCCACCAGGTCCTCGGCATCTGCCATCGTGAGCAGCTTACGCGCCTGCGCGGGCCTGGTCTCCTCATGCACTTCTGACTTGGGCCGACGCGGGATGTAGTTGCCCTCGCTGTCGAAGCGCTCCGGATGATTGCGGCGTTCGGCATCCTCGATGCTTCGGCATGTGGCCTGGAACTCAGGCTCCGGCAGCGGGTCGGCGAAGAACTCCCGCATGAAGGCGTAGCCAGACAGACGAAGATCGTCACCGAAGAGGCCATCCATGACGCTGTCTGAGATGTGTCGCATGAGCCTGTCGTTCCGCGCATTTCCCAGGCCAGAGGGGATCTTGTGCGTCGTGGGGAACTTCTCCTTCACGAAGGCGGCGGTGCGATCCCACTCGGTGAGAAACTCATCTGGCTGCAGCGCCTCGACACGAGACAGGTCAAGGGTTTCGAAAGAGAACCCGGTCGGCTCAGGGGGTGGCAGCTTCGGGCGCCAGCTGTCATCCCAGACCGGGGCGTCATCCGGATCAAGGCCATACGGGATCTCCCAGCTGTACCCGGTCGAAGGCGGGAGCAGGGCGTAAGACCCGTCGCCCCGGAAGTCGAGGCCGGACACTCTCGGCCAGTCAGGGTCGTAGCTACGCACGTTGGCCCCGACGCGCGGCCCTCTCCTGACGCCGTCCCCAGGCACACAGAAGTATCTGTGCTCTCCCTTTCGCGTGCGCACACGCACGGGAGACGCCATGCGGGCCTCATCTGCGGCAGTCACCGCCTCGGCGGAGTCGCAGTCGACGACATACACGCCGCTGACCTGGCCCGTCACCAGCGCCACGTCTGCCAAGGGCCAGCGTTCGAACCACTCGATGATCTCTTCCTCCGTCGGATGACGGTGTTGGTATTCCTCCCATTTGATGTGCGGCCGCTTCGTCTCCGGCTTGATCGGGATGACCGACCATCCTCTCTCCCAGTAGCGCAGGGCTGCGTCCAGCCTGCTCATTACCGGGCCTCGATCTGGATGTAGTCGTCGAGGTCGATTTCGGGGCAACTGGCCTTGATCATCACAAGCTTGTCGCTGCCGATCCGGCCCGTCCTCAGCCAGCGGTAGGGGGCGGTGCGCGGGGAGTCGGTCATCTCCGCAACGCGCGCCACGCCACCCAGATCAGCGATCAGCCGCTCGACGTCGAGCTTTCCATTTTCGGACATTTGGACCTCTTTCTTGTTGTGGCGCTGTCTCGTTTCTTATACACCTTCTGGTGTCTCGCCAACACCGAAAGGGACGATGATGAGAGATTGGGAAATCTTCGAGGCGCCGCCGGATGGCAAGCAGCCTGCGGAAAAACAGGAAGAGCCAGCGCGCATTGATGATGACGGCAAGAACACGTCGTCAGTCCTGCCAGCAACCACCGAAGAGCTGATCGGCAAGCTGGCCTATGAACTGAACGAGGCGCGCCGGGAACTGCACGAGGTCAAGGAGCGGGTCAAGACTCTGGAGCACCGGCTGGCCGAGGCGATCTTCCCCGGACCCTCCAAGTCCCCTGGTCACCACGTGTCCGTCCCGCTGAAAGACTACACGCTCGACGCGAAGGTTGGCCTTCGGAGGAAGTGGGACGAGGAAAAGCTGAAGGAGCTGTACGAGACGGATGGCCCCGAGCTTGGGGGCATTATCAAGCAGACCTACAGAGTGGACCCAGGCGCTTTCAGTGCGGCACCCGAGCCGGTTCAGTCCGTCCTCAGCGACGCCGCTACCGTGACCTGCGGCCCGACCTCCATCACCATTACTGAGAACAAGGAGGGGACCGCCTGATGCTGCGAATTTCCAGCACCGCTGACCTCGCCCATGACGGCCCCTCGAAGCTGCTGCTCTATGCGCACCACGGCTTCGGCAAGACCTACCAGTGCCGCAACTACCTCAAGCGTTACGGCAAGGGCCTGATCATCTCCGGTGAGAGCGGCCTGCGCTCCATCGAAGACGTCGGCATCGACTACGTGCCCTTCTCCTCCTGGGACGGGGAGGTCGACGATCTGACGGGGGCCTACGGGTTCGAGACGATCCGGAAGGAGATCGGAAAGCCCGGATACCTGCGCGAGGCGGGGTACAACTGGATCGCGATCGACAGCCTGACAGAGCTGAGCGAACGCCTGATCGAGCACCTTGAGGATGTCCACAAGGGGTCGAGCAATGGCTTCGCGATGTGGGGCGACTACAGCCGCCTCATGATCGGTGCGCTCAAGTGGGTGCGCGACCTGCCCGTCCATGTCTACGTGACCTGCCTCGCCAAGGAGGAGAAAGACGCGAACGACATGACGCACTTCTGGCCGCACGTGAAAGGTCAGGCCGTGTCGAAGCAGATCCCCGCCCTGTTCGATCACGTTTTCTGCGGCGTCCGGATGTCCAAGCCGCAGGAGAAGGGACCGCCCAAGATCGAGCGGTACTTCATCACCGAGGAAGTCAACGGCTGGCACGGCAAGTCGCGTGATCCTCGCAACCGCCTTCGTCCCTGGGAACAATCCGGGGATGTCACCGAGCTTCTGGCCCGCATTTCGCAGCCCGAAGAAACCGCCGCAGAAGCGGCACAAGACTGAGACAGAGGAGACTATGATGAACTGGAATGGATTTGCGAACCTGGACCTGTCCGGCGTTGAGGCAGACGACTTTACCCCGATGACGGTCGGGGAGCACCGCGTGAAGGCGACAAGCGCCGAAGTGGCCACTGCTGACAACAACCGGGACAAGCGGGTCGTGGTGCAATTTGAAGATGTCGACACGGGTTCGCGTATCACGCACGGGTTCAACGTGTTCCACTCGTCCGAGAAGGCGATGGAGATCGGCCTGCGCCAGCTCAAGGCATTCCTTGAGCATGGCGGGCATCCGAACCCGAACAACCCCGGAGACATCTCCACCCTCGTTGGCCTCAAGTGCGGGGTCTACGTGGACTACGGGAAGCCCTTCACCGGGCGTGACGGCCAGGAGCGGACGCGCCTGGAGATCAAGCGGTTTTTCGACTTCGATGATCGCGACCCGGCAAAGCAGGCGCCGTCTGCGAACGGGGCGGCAGCTGGACCCGGCGCCGCGCTGGACGACGAAATTCCGTTTTAGGTGATCCAGCGGGGCAGTCTCCCTTCTCTTCCCTGCTCCGCTGGACGACCGGCCCGGTACTCTCTCCTCCCTATTACCGGGCCGGTCACCAAGGATACTCCATGCTCAAAGCCGAAGATGTGATCCGACTGATCGACGAGGGCTACGACGCCGAGAAGCCGCGCCGTATCTCTACCTCGATCGGGGCGTCTGCCATTGGCAACAAGTGCGACGCATACTTGGCCTTCTCTCTGCGAGGGTTCCCCGAGACGGAACCGACGCCGAAGCTCAAGCGCATCTTCCGCCTTGGCCATGTGATGGAAGACATGGTCGTTGAGGACTTGAAGAAGAAGGCGGACATCCGCGTCTTCGAGAAGGACGAGTGGACCGGAGACCAGCATCGCTTCGAGCTGCTCAATGGCCACGTGGTCTGCAAGCTCGACGGTATGTGCCTGCTCGACGAGGGAAACTCCGACGAGCTGTCTGGCCTTGAGATCAAAACGATGAACCAGACCAGCTGGAACAAGTTCGTCAAGCACGGCGTGGAGAAGTCGCACGACTACTACTACGCTCAGCTCCAGATGATGATGGGCGTGTCTGGACTTCGCCAGTTCCTGTTCATCGCCATCTGCAAGAACACGAGCGAGTACCACGCAGAGATCGTGGAGTTCGACGAGCTGGCCTGGTCTGCGATGGAAGCGCGCATCGAGCGAGTGCTGAACGGAGACGCGCCGAAGGTGGCCAAGGGTCCAGAGGACTGGCGCTGCCGTGGCTGTTTCAAGCACGGCGCCTGCTGGGGGACACAAGAAGTCGAGCCTGCATGTACGCGCTGCGTCTACTCCAGACCTGTTGCAGACGGAGGCTGGCACTGCACGCTGCACAACGAAGTCTGCGATGAGCCGTGCGAAATGTTCGAAAAGTGGAAGCCGGAGGGGGCGTGATGATTGAAGACGACGATATCCTGAGAGCTGCGTCTGTACCCGTGAGGGTGGGAGTTCTGGACGAAGCCGCCAGGCTGACAGCAGGCGCTCGAAATGTCGATTACGGAGACCCCGTCGATAACCACGCTCACATCGCTCGCATCTTCAACGCCATCACTGGCCGAGACCTTACTGCGCGCGAAGTGGCGATTGTGCATCAAGCCACGAAAATTGCACGACGGATGAACACGCCGACGCACAGAGACAGCTATGTAGATGCTGCGGCATACGGCGCGATCGAATACGAGTGCGCTCTTGCCGAAGAAAAAACCCCGCCCGAAGGCGGGGGAGTTAAAGGGGCAGAGGTCTCATATTCGGAGACCTAAGCTGGGAAACTAGGACAAGCCTTTCCTGTTAAGTGAAACGCGGCTGTCGCGCGCCGCCCGCACCCCCATCTGGGGATCTCAAGAAGAGTAGTCGGGTTCGGTTCGGAAGCAGATGATATTCCGGACGTGGATCGAGCCGCGTCCAGCTTTCTCCTGCTCCTCAAGCCACAAGGCAACGTCGCGCGGCGACTCCTCCTGGCAGTCTGACACCGTAGCGTATCCGGCATCGGGCAGGCGGTAGAGCATGGTCCGATACTCGGGAGGGGCGAACGGGATAAAGAGATACAGGTAGACGACGACGCTCATGTGCAAGATCCCGTCATCGCACTGTCCACGTCTGCGACCCAATGGCCAAGTTGTGTGTTGGGGAGAGGGCGTGGCATGTTTGGGCGCTCGACGCTGTAGGTCAGGCAGCCAGCATCACCACTGCCCATCGTTCCGACGCACTGCATCATCGGGAGCATCAGGGCGATCACGCTTAGCGTCTTGACCCTTCTGAAAGTGGTCGAGAGTTTCAGCATTCCTCTCATGGCCTGCCTCCTTCTTGCCTTCGCGTTTCCGCATCCGGCCGTAGCCGAGAGCCGCCAAGATGCCCGCAACGATCCCGCCGAGCAGAACGAGTAGGTCGCTCAACGAGGGATCTCCCGCTCAATGCGGCCTTCGGGCAGGCGCTTCACCCAAGCCTCAATCCACATGGTCACGCTCCTTCTTGTTCTACGAGACGGCCTATCATCCCCAGCGTGGCCAGGGTTACAGCGCCGATAGCGAGCCAGGTGTCGGGGACCTGGTCCCGCATCTCCTGGGGAACGGCCAGCCAGGCGGCTGCGGCGCCGAGGCTGAGGGCCATGGCCTGCATGGAGAACCAGCGCCAGGCTTTCTCTACGTTGGGTACGAGTTTCATGTCATCCTCCAAACATCAGGTAGGCGAAGATGGCGAAGACGATCGCGACGATGCCGCCAGTGGAGATTTTGCCTGGAGAAGGTAGAACTTTAGGAGTCACTTCGTCTGCAGACGTCTGCGGCTTGCTCAAGCTGGGTTTATTTGCCGGTTTCTTGACTGGCCCACCCTTGAGCCACTGAGCCACGTCGAAGCCGGGGCAGCCCTTCTTGTCTGTGTAATCGTTGTGGCCACGGATGTACTTGATCTGCGGGTACTTCTCGCAGAGTTCGCAGATCAGCTTGCGAACAGCTGCGTCCTGTTCCTTGGTGTAGTGGTCGAAGAAGTCGTCTGTCTTCACCGCCCACTTTCCGCTGGGCCAACGACCACCGACGATACAGACGCCGACCGTGTTGTGGTTGTGCCCAGCTACGTGCGCGCCAGTCGTGTTGACCGGCCGCCCCTTGGCCACGGCTCCGTCACGATCGACGAGGAAGTGGTAGCCGAAGCCTCGGTCCCATCCGTTCGCCAGGTGCCAGCGGTTGATCTCTTCCTTCTTGGCCTTGACCCCCGTGCCCGCCATCCAGTCCGGCGGAGTGGCGGATGCGTGAAGGACGATCGTGTCGAATTTTCTCATGGGGTGGTCTCCTCTGCTCAGATCCGACCAATCCAGATCATGATGTTCGTGACGCCGGTGAAGACGAGAGCGAGCGCCGAGATAACTATGGCGACCGAGGCCTTGCGGTCTCCCTGTGCGTCCTCCACGGCTTCCTTCCAGCCCTCCTCGTAGGCAGCCTTGACTGTGTTCCGAGCTACCTGTGGCAGCGATTCTTCGAGCTTCTTTGCGCGCTCCTCAACGCGCGTGAGGCGGTCGCCAACTCCGGGCATCATGTTTTCCGTGCGGTCAACTGCGCGGATGACGTGCTGGATGTCTGCCTCGATGCGGGCCAGTCGTTCGATCGTGTCTGGCATGTTATTCCCGTGCGCTGCCATGCAGTTACGGTACGCTATCGAGGCCAAGATTTCGTCCTACCTGCGCGCTGTCCGCATTCTCGTTCCGAGCGTTCCCTTGAGCGCACAGTCGGGTGCCTCCCACGGCTGACCCATCTCCTTCGGGAAGTTCTTTTCGAGTTGCTTGAGCAGCTCCGAGATCGCCTCTGCGCGGTTGCGGCCAGTGGCCATGAAGCCCCGGCAGGATGCGTCTGCTGCGCTGCCACGCTGCGCTGTCGTGATGGTGAACACGGGTCAAGTCCTTTCCATGCGGGCGATCAGAGCGGCGCGCGCCTGGCGAGCGAGATCAGGGGTCGGGAAGGGCTGGGTCTTGAGCCGCTTGCCCTGCCACCAGATCATGCCGATGAAGCCCTCCGGGACCGGGATGACACCAGTGGGCAGGTCACCCTCCCACTTCTGCGCTTCGCGTCTCTGGCGCGCTTCTGTCGCGCGCTTCGATGCGAGGGTATTGCCCCGCCTAACGGCGGGGCGGGGGCGGTATTTGAACTCGGCCATCAGAGGTTCATCCAGATGTGGTCTTCCGCAAGAGTTGCTAAGTGCTTGAAAAATATGGGAGTTCAACCCTGAGTTGACTGCGCTCGCCGTCCCTAGAGCGGCGACGAGCTGCGCGAGGAGCCTGAAGGACAGGAGATCAAATCAGGAAGTCTCATACCTGTCCTAGTCTTAGACTGCGGTCTCCGCTGAGAGCCGCCCCCGGCGAAGCCAGGGGGGGGCGGCGATCAGCGTAGTCTCCTCAAGTCTCCTCCAGTTCTCCGAACCCGCTTCGTCAACTCAGGGTAATACGTTCGCGCAAAATTTGTCAACACCTTTCGTTTGCATCGGCACACCTTTCTGATGTATCCAATCTGCAACACAGGATTTCGTGGGTGCTTGCCGATGCCACGCAAGATCTCGGTGACGCAGGAGGACATCGACTGGCTCTGGGCGAACCACGAGATCTCTTCATACGGACAAATCGCGAAGAGGCTGGGTTGCTGCGTTGATACGGCAAAGAGGGTGCTCGCCCGTCATGGCATGCAGGAGTTCGACAGTGCCAAATACGTCACGTGCCCCAGCAAGGACATCGAGATGTGGTCTCGCCCCTGCATGGGCTGCAAGACGAAGCAGCCCCGGCCGAAGGGGCTTTATTTTTGCGAGACCTGCAGACCAACAGACGAAGACGAATACAGACTGGGAGTGTGAAAGAGATGGATGTTGAAGAGTGGCGTCCGATCACCGGCTTCAGCGCCTACGAGGTGAGCAGCCACGGGCGCGTGCGGCGGGTCTTGCGGGCGAGATTTGGAAAGCCCGTTCCGCACGAAATTTCCCTGACCAACCCGAAGCACGGGTATCACAGGGCCTGTCTGACGAATGATGAAGGCAGAAAGATTACGTGCCTCGTCCATCGTCTTGTGGCGACAGCATTCCTGGAGGAGGACCCGGATCGAGGTGCGGTGGCGCACAACGATGGGAACATGCACAATAATCACGTTTCAAATCTGCGGTGGGCCACACAGGCGGAGAACTTGGCCGATAAGGTGAAACATGGAACAGCCCAGATCGGCGAGAAACATCCCGGCGCCAAGATGGATGACGCTATGGTCAGGGAAATCAGAAGGTCCTACACGGGAAGGCGCGGGGAGATCACCGAGCTTTCCAAGAAATATGGGCTGAGCGTTACCTCCATGTATCATCTGGTGCACGGGAATACTTGGAGGCACGTCTGATGCCAGCACTCAAGAAGGGTGGGCGCGGCCCCAAGGCGCGCGGTGACCACTACGAACGTGAGGTCGCCAAGTACCTCAACGATACCCTTGGTCTCAGCGCCTTCCGCACGCCCCTGTCCGGCGGCGGCACGATCGCAAAGGGCAACTCGTCCGCAGACATCACCGGAACTCCTGGGATTGCGCTGGAGTGCAAGCGCTGCGAACGCCTCGACATCCCCGCCTGGATGGCCCAGGCCCGCAAGTCCTGCGACATCTCGCAGACCCCAGACATCCCCGTCATCGTCACGCGCAAGAACCGGCAGACCACCGGCCAGTCGCTGGTCATCCTCAGTCTCGACGAGTTCCTCCCCTTCTACGCAGCTTGGCTGCGCGAACGCGGCTACATCAAGAAGCCTGAGACCTGAGAGGGTTCGCAACGCCCGGCCCCCCCGGCTTCGCCGGGCCGGGCTGCTCACCCCCCATTGGTTCCGACTGACCCTGATCGGTCCAACCCTACCCTGTCCTTGGGTGGCCCGGCCTGTCCGTCCTATCCGTCCTCTCCTTCCGGGGGTCTCGCGCAGCTCGACCCCCGCTGAGCCACCGACTGGACGACCCACCCCCACATCTCATCCACACTGGCCTTGCCCAACAGGGAGATCCCCATGCGCAAGGTCACGACAGATCCGTTCGACATCGAAGAGATCATCAACTCCCCGGACCTCGAAGACGAACCCACCCAGCGCCTCGTGAAGCTGGCCGAAGACGTGGACTTCTGGGCTTCGAACTACCTCGATCTGCCAGCCCCCACCTATGGCGGCCATAAGGTGTGCCCCTTCTCAAAGCCGTCCATCACCGATCGCCGCATCCGCATCTACCCGCCCATCGACATCGAAGAGATCTCCGGCCTCAAAGCAGAAGACCCGCCCCAGGACGACTGGGTGTTCGTCTGCACCACCCCAGTCATGCCCCTGGAAGACGCGCGCCGTTGGGTTGACCACCAGAACGAGAACCACTTTGGCGTCTGGATGTGGCTGGTCCACCCTGACATGGACGACATCCCCGGCACCAAGTTCCTTGCCGATCGCGGCGTCATGCTGATCAAGATGGTTCGCATCGAGAACGCTGAGGCCAACGCTCTCCGCCTGGCGCAGACGCCTTACTACAGGCGCTGCCCGGCGCGCACGATGCTGATGCAGACCAAGCGCCTCTCCGCGTTCAAGGATTTCATCTCCGCCTTCGTCAGCGGCTTCCGCCACCTGGACGACATCGCCGTCGAAGACCACGCAGACGGCAACGACCACTAAGCACCAAGGACCACCCTCATGTCCCGCAGCTTTGTCCCTCCCACCCGTGAAGAACTTGCTCTTCTCGACGTCATAGCCAGCAGCGAAAGCAGCTACGGCAACGGCGAAGGTTACGACGTGATGTATGGCGGCGACCGCTTCAGCGATTTCAGCGATCACCCCCGCGTCATGCAGCCCATCACCGTTGGCCCCAACACCGGCCGCCGCTCCAGCGCCGCTGGCCGCTACCAGTTCCTCGGCTCCACCTGGGACAGCGTCGCCAGCCAACTTGGCCTCTCCGATTTCTCCCCCCGCTCCCAAGACATGGCCGCACTCCAGCTCGCGCGCGACGCATACCGCCGCCAAACTGGCCGCAACCTCGCAGACGACCTCGCCTCCGCCGACCCCTCCACCCTGGCCCAAATCGGCCAAGCCCTGTCTGGAACCTGGACCAGCCTGCCCAGCGGCATCGAGGAGACCCAGTCCGTCACCGAATTTCAGCGTCGCTTCGAGCGCGCTGTCGGAGCCGAAACCCCAGGCTCCGCCCTTGGCGGCGCCCAGCTGGCCGCAGCGCAGACGAGCGAGGGCAGCGCCCGCGTCCCCGCAAGCGAGGCGCCCGGCGCCCCCCGCACCTTCGGCGAACTGGTGACCAGCTTCTCCGACTTCGACACGTCTCTCCCAGACGACGAGCTGCCCAACACCGTCCTGCTCCGCACCGTGACCGGCGCCGCAGGCACCGTCTTCGGCCCCGGTTCCCGTGTCGTGGCCTCATCTGGCGTTCGCAACAGCGAGGGAAACTACGGCCACCGCAACGGCAACGGCGTCGACTTCGCAATCTACGACGCAGACGGCAACCTTGTCCGCTGGGACGACCCCCGCGCCGTCGACTTCGTCTTGCTCGCCCGCGAACTTGGCGTCGGCGGCATCGGCTTTGGCCCCGATTACATGGGCGGCAACTCGTTCCACATGGACCTGATGCACACGCGCGTCTGGTCCGACGACGACGGCGGCGCATCCGACAGCGGTCCGGGCGCAGCCCAGACAGATTTCTCCGGCGTCCGCCGGGGCTACCTGGACACCGCCACCGCTGGCCCCCTCCAAGGCCCGACCGCTTCCGGCGCGCCCATGGCCCCGAACGAGTTCGGGTTCGACATCGTGGGTGGCGGCGACGCAGTCATGGCCCCTGGCCCCATGCGCGGCAGGCGGTTCGAGCCAGCCAGTGGCGCACCCTCCACCGCCCGTGGCCCCATGGCAGACGGCAGCGAAGGCCCGCCCCAACAGCCTGGCCCTCGCCAGCCTGGCCCGTTCGACTGGATGATGGAAGACGACCCCCGTCAGCGCCGTGGCCGCAGGCCCAACAATCTCGGCTGGTCTAGCGGCAGCGGTCTCTTCACGACGCAGCCCATGTCACAGATCAGCGGCGTGAGGCGCACGAGTTAAGCGCAGACCAAAAAAAAGCCGCGCCTTCGCAGGCGCGGCAGTATTGACAGGGAGGAGTGAGCGCGAGCAGTAAGCGCTCACCACGAGTCTGTCATACCTCTTTCTTCGCGTCGTCCTCCATCTTGGCGCGATAGGCGGCGCGGACGATGGCCACCTCTTTCATGCAAGCGTCGTACATCTCGCCCACAAGCTCATCTTCAATCAATCCTTCCCACTCATTCAGCGCGCGTTCTGCGGCGATGGTGATGTCCTTGATGCGGACACGCAGCCTAGCGTTCTCTGCCTCCAGCGCTTCGATGCGGTCGTCTCGGACAAATCGCTGTGGGTTCTGCGCGGCGCTGTCCATGAGGCAGAAGGGGTCGATGTCAGCCATCGCGACGTGGTTTTCAATCGAAAATACGCCGTCCTCGTATTTCCAAGACAGCACGATTTCCTCGGGCCATCCGTTCTTCTGTGTCTTGATGTCCTCGCTCATGTCTTGTCCTCCGTGATGGCGGCGGCGATCTTACCATCTTGGCCAGCGCAGTCTCCAGTTCTTCGATGTGATCTGCGGCTTCTTCCGGGCTCACAAGAAGCCCTGCCCGCAGCCGCGCCTTGATGTCGTCGATCATGTCTTCCTCTCTGAAAGGCGGCGACCGAAAGGCCTAGCGCGTGCCCTCCGGTCGCCTAGACGGAAAGCGTTGCAGCGCTCTTCCGCCATGTCGAGCCAGTCAAGCGGATCGTAGGCTGGCTCTTGTTCTTGCTGGCTCATGTCTTGTCCTCCCGGATGGCGGCGGCGATGGCCTTGCACACTTCATAGTCATTTTCATCCGGCGCAAGTTCTGCCATTTCATCTGCAATCTTCTTGCACTCGTCCCGCTCTTTCTCCACCTCGGCCAGACGGGCGTCATACCGGGCTGTCGTCGCGGCTTCCCGAGCCAACACCGACTTCAGGTCACGTTCCACCTCGGCCAGACGGGCGGTCATCCGCTCCAAGGCCTCACGGTTGCCGTGGCGGGCTTCGTCGTTTGCGCGCTGTTCCAGGTCAGTCATTATCATTTTCCTTCTCTGCGCCCCGAGGGGCGAGGTGGGGTCACTGATCTTTGCTCATCGGTGTTGGGTCAGTCATTATCCTGCTCGCTGTTCTCGTTTACCTCGCTGTTTCCCGGTCCGCTTCCCGCTTCGCACCCACGTCCGTTGCACTGACGGTTGTCGTTGTCTGGCGGGTGTGCGCCATTTTCTTCTTCTTCCGTTCCCTCTCCGGCAACTCCTCCATTCTCATTTGCCGCTGGATCTCCTCCTCCAGTCTGCTCATCCGGCCTGCCATCCCCAGCACCGCCGCCATTATCAGGGCGGTTGCCACGAACCACAGCACCATTGCCCAAGCCCAAACCGACATCTCCAAATCCCCCATTGTTCACGTCGTCATCATCCGCCTCACAGACGCAAGACGGATCGACAAACTGCCTGACGCCTCCAATCACCACGGTCTCGCAGTTCGTGATGGTTGCCATTACTCCGTTCTGATCGCAGTCGAATTGCTGTTCCGTGCCGACGCACCCGACGAGGGTGAGCAGTGAAGCTGCCCACCCCCCGAAAGACGCAGCGGCTCTCATGCGAGAAGCTCCCCGAGGTCCACGACCTCGACCCCGAAGGCGGCCGCCACCGGCTCCAGCTTGGCCCAGTCCTCCTTTTTGCAGCGCAGCAGCTTCACCGACCTCTCAGGCCCAGCAGCCTGCGCAGGCTGCGCAGCGCCGTCCCCTTCACTCACCGGCTGACCCATCACCGGCTGACCGATCACCCCCAGTTCGAACAAGGCGCCCTTGGCTGCCATCACGTTGATCGTGCGGGCCTCTCCGTCCTTCAGAATGCGGCGCAGCATTTCACTCCCCAACCCCATGGCCTCGGCTGCCAGCGTTACGCTTCCCAGCTGATCGACCAGCTGTTGAATGCTGGAAATATCGTCTGTCGTGCTGAAGCTGCGCGTCTTGCGATTGGTCGGCTTCTTCATCTGGGCCTCCTCTTTCTTCATCTGGGCCTCCTCTTTCTTGCTGTCTGTGGTTGCGTGTGCGTCTGCCTGCACGTGTGTGTGTGCGTTCATTTCCTTGGTCTCCTCTTTCTTGATGTCCGGTAGGTTTGCAGTTGACTCTTTGAGTTGTCGCAGCTTGCGTTTCACCCGAGCGACACAGTTGAGAACCGTCCGCCTCTTCACGTTGCTCGTGCTGCCATGGCTCAGCCATCCGACGACCTCGTCTTCGACCCACAGCGCAACGTGCTTCTTGCGGTTCTCCAGCCACCACTCGACGTCAGACGCTTCGAGTAGTTGCTGCACTTCGTCGGGCACCACCCGTTTCGATATGCCGGTCATGCGTCCATCCTCCCGCCACGCATGGCCTTCTCCATCGTGGCGGCCCTTTCCATCATTTCCTGTTGGGCTGCCTCCACATTCTCGTAGACCTCTTCGATGGCAGACATCAGCACTTGCTTCGGCATGCCCGCCGCCACGGCAACGTGGACCGCAGCCACGATCGCAGTGCTCGCCCCATCAAGGGCATTCTTGTGCATGGCCCTCGTGCCCATCACGAGCTTGAGGGCGTTGTCGTTAAAGGGGTCGAGAACCACAGTGGCAACTTCACGAGTGCCATCCACTTGCTTGGAGATCTCGTTGATGACCTCCAGCGCCGCCTCGACGCTTGGTGCGCTGACCGTCCAGTTTCCCGTGTCTTCCGAGGGTTCGATCCTGACTTCATCAAGTGTCTCGTCGATGTCGATCTCGCCCCGCAAGACCAAGGCCCTGACCTCCTCAAGTATGGCCTTGGTGTCTTTGGAGGCGTCATCCTCCTCGCGCTCGGCCTCGGGCCTGGTCTCCGGTTTTTCAGTCTTCATACTGGTCTCCTTCGGTGTGTTGGTAACACCTAACGTGTCTCATTTTTTAGACAGGTGCAATGGGAAAAATCTGGCAATCCGCATGCGGCGTAACACCTTGCGGTGTCACGATATTCTCCGAAAGCGCACATCCTTTCGGTGCATGCTGCCTCCGCAAGTCCTTGATTTCTCACGATCGGCAGGGTGTCTCCTCCCCACTTCCCCACACCTTGCCAAGGTAAGGGAGAGTCCGAGGTAAACAAGGCGTCCGCCGTGCCCAATCTGGGCCGAGAACTTCCGGCCCTTCTTGTGCCAACTCACGCCCTTGAAGCGGGAATATTTCCCGTTGCTTTGCCTGGGACGGTTAGCGTTGTTCTGCGCCGGGAAGCACAGGCGCAGGTTCTCGATCCTGTTGTCCGTCTTCACGCCATTGATGTGGTCGATCGACCCTTCCGGCCACTCGCCATAGTGCATGGCCCAGGCGACCCGGTGAGCGGTAAACCTGCCCCACGGCTTGAGGTCCGACTTGCAGTAGCCGCGCGAGTTGATCCCGGTGAAAGCCTGATGGCCTGCAAAGCGACTGTTGAATTGCCAGTCCCAGTCCCTGCGCTTCCACCTGAACAAGCCGGTCTCCGGGTCATAGGTCAGCCGCTCATGCAGCTCTTCGATTGTGGGGTGGCGCTTCGACATGATAAACCCTCCGGTGTGCCGCAGACACCGAAGGGTGTATCATCTCTCAAGAGGGTGCAAGTTCTAACTTCGGCTCAACACTTCTGACGCCTGGTCGGCACTCTTGGTGCTCGTGACATAAACCTCCATGACCAACCGCTCGCTCCGCCACCGCCCCGTGGCCACAATATCCGAAGGCCCCCATCCCGCCTCGGCCAAGTCGGTCGCAAAGCTGTGCCGCCCACTCTCATGCGGTGTGCGCGCCTCAATATGGGCAGCCTCGCACACTTCCTTCCACAGGCCCCGGACATAC